CGCGACCGCATCCGCAATTGCGGGAATCGTGGATGGCGGGTCGGTCTTTCGCGGGTTGAGCGTCCCGGCTGGCAACAATCTTTGCATCAATACAAGCGCGGGCGTCGCCGTACAGGCGATGGTTTATTTTGATAATTCTCCGCTCTAAGACAAAACTACTGATTGTTGCGGGCGTAATGCTGGCATTGACGGCAACGGCTGCCGCGCAATTTCTTACGATGGGGATAGGGGCGAACGCGGGCGGCGGCGGTACTCTGACGCCTTGCGCTGCTGGCCAGCTTGACTTTTCCGTCACCCCTGGCGGGTGCAACATTCTTTGGATGGGTGGATGATGCGGATTTTTCTGGTCTTGATTGCTTTGGCTGTGCCCGCAGAGGGCAGGGATGTGATGATCGTCCTGAACGATCAGGAGCAAGCCGCGCTTCGCCGTGTCCTCGATAGCGCCACCAAGGCGGAAGGCATCCAGATCGCTCCAATGACGGTCTATCTGATGAACAAGCTCAACGCCGCGATGGAAGTCGTCGAGCGTAAGGAAGACAGCAAGCCAGCCACGAAGGACGCGCCGCAATGAGCCTCTTTGCGAGACTGCTTACAGGCGCCGCGCTCGCGCTATGGATGTCGGTTCCAGCCTTTGCTGGCGCAGGCACGGTTACCGGTAAGGATGCGGCGGGCACGACCCATACTTGGGACGTGATCACGGACGGTGGCGGCAATTTCGTCTGGATGCAGGGCATCTGCGACGGAGTGGCCGCGGCGCAATGTGCGGCCGTCAAGGCTGCATCGACGGCGGCCGTTGCGACCGACCCTGCGATGGTCGTGGCGATAAGTCCGAACAACGCGGTTGCGTCGACGCAATCCGGAACCTGGAACATAACCAATGTTACCGGGACTGTTTCATTGCCGACCGGCGCAGCGACTGCGGCGCTTCAACCAACCAATGCGGCCCAAGGATCGGCCACCTCAGGGCAGACCGGCCATTTGATCGAAGGCGCCGTCACGACGGCGGCGCCGGGTTACACCACCGCGCAGACGAGCCCGCTATCGCTCGACACGGCAGGCAATCTGCGTTCTCTAGCGACTCAGGCAGGCACTTGGAATATTACGAATATTTCAGGCACCGTGTCGCTTCCGACCGGTGCGTCAACATCCGCTCTTCAGCCGACAAACGCAGCACAGGCGTCGACGACCTCGGGCCAGACCGGTCATTTGATGCAGGGTGCCGTGACGACGGCGGCGCCGGCCTACACGACGGCGCAGACCGACCCGCTTTCGCTTGATACCGCTGGAAATCTGCGGACGCAGGTTGCGAGTTGGGCCGGCACGGCGATCACAAACACACCGACTGCGGTCGGAACCGCCGGCAGCGGCAATACGCCGACGCTCAACACATTCATGGTTGGCTGTGTCAGCACGGTGTGCAACGCGAATGGTGCGGCAACTCCGAATAATTCATCTCCTGTCGTAGTGTCTCCGTGGACTCCATTTCTCGCTAATGCAATTACGACAACGAAATTGGCAGTGAAAGCGTCGGGTGGCCAATTCGGAGGCATTCAATGCTATAACCCGAATTCTTCCCAGATTTACGTTCAGCTTTTCAATGTCGCGTCAGGCAGCGTGACTCTCGGAGTGACTGCGCCGAATCTTTCAATCCCAATTGGCCCCACAGCAACCGGCGGATGGGCACAGGAAGGTGGTTTTGCCTTTGGCACGGCCATCACCGCAGCGGCAACGACCACGGCCACGGGATCAACTGCGCCGACCACAGCGCCCGACTGCAACATCGCTTTCAACTAAACAGGAACGAAAACATGGGAACGCCGTATCTGATTCAATTGCTGATCGGAGATAATGTGGTGCCGCTGCTTGTGCTTATGACGCACTGAAGTGTTTGGTATGATCAGATTTCTAATCGCTGCGTTTGTATGGTTGCTGTTTGGTCTCCCTGCGTCAGCAGCGTTCGTTCAAGGCACATCGAATAACAGCGCCGGGACAAGCGTCGCATCATTGACACTTACGCTTGGTGCTGGCGTAACAACCGGCAACTGCGTGTGGGGGATCGTCACGACAATTTCGGTAGGCGGCACTACGATGACGGCCACGTTGGGCGGCGTTTCCATGACCGTCATGGACGCATTGCCCGTCGCCGGACCGAACGTCGAAAGCTGGAGTTTCATTCTCGGTAACGTCAGCGGCGCTCCAACGTCTCTGGTTTTTACGCCGGGCGCCTCTGGCCCCTTAGCTGCCATTGCGATTGAGGAATCCGGATGCGCAGCGCTTGCGAATCCGACCGATGTTCACACGGCGCAAACTCAAGTCGTGTCGGTAACGGGAGCAAATTCCCTCACATCTGGCAACGTTACGACCACGGTTGCAAATGACATCATCGTAGGCGCTGCGATGAATACCGGCGGTACTGGTGCGCCTACCGTTGGCACATCGCCGCTGGCATTTACTCTCAGAAACACGACGACTTTCGATACATTCGCGCCCGTGGTTACCGAGGACAATGTCGTTCTGGCAAGCCCGGGCACTGCCGCGGCGACTTTTGGCACCTCTGCGACACAGACATATAACGCGTATGTCATCGCCATAAAGCCCCTGGTGGTGGGCCACACTACGCAAGACATGACCGTGCTCGGGGTTGGTAGATGATGCGAGTTGTCGCCGTTGCGCTCGGTGCGCTGGCGTTACTCTCGCCGATCGGTCAAGTCGCTAGCTTCGCACCGTTCTCCTGGAATGGAGGCGGCGGGGGCACCCTACGCACAGCGTTTTCGCTGCCAATGGGGGATGTCCTTCACTATATATCGCCGACGGGGAGCGACGGTGCCAACGGTCTGACTCCCGGCACAGCTTGGCTGACGCCAAATCATGCTCTCAACTGCGGTGACGTGATCATCGCGGCGACCGGGGCTTATGCGAGGCAGTTCAATGCCTGGGGTACGGTGTCGAACTGTCCATCGACCACCGGCGGGATCGACGGGACTGGCGGCATAAATTTTGCGATCCTGCTGTGCGGCGGCACGACTGTAGGCGCGTGCAACAACACGCTGGCGGCTAGCGGAAACACGTTCGACATCCCGAACAACAATTGGGCCGTCGAGGGCTGGGCCTCCACGACGCCGAACACGACAGGGCAAAGCAGTTCGTTCTTCATGGATGCGTGCTCTGCGGTATCGACGCAGCATCATGTCGCATTCGTCAACAACATCAGCGTGAATTCAGGTTCTTCGTTCCTCGCCGGCCCCTGCGCCAATACGACAAGCTTCGATTATTGGGCGGTGGTTGGGAATATCACGGAACAAGGCAATACTGACGGCCCATCCGTGTGCGGCGGTTCGATCAATCCAGTCAGCCCGCAGAACTTCGACACGACTGCCGGCACTCACCTGTTCATGTACGGCAATTTCGTGTGGAACGGGATAGGGCCTGGGTGTTCTGCGAACTCAGATGGAGAAGGCGTTAACTTTGATTCGTTCGACCGACTGAGCTATTCTCAACAGGTCGTGTTCTCCAACAATATCGTTTACACGAGCCATACTTTCGGGATCAACATCTTCTACGCTGGCGGCGGCGCAGGAATCCAAATTCCGATCCGCATCTACAACAACACGTTATATAAAAACAGCGTCAACGGCTTTTCTGTCGGCGGGAATTACGGGGACATCGAGTTCAACGGCTCGACAAGCCCGTGGGCTGTGAATGTCTTCAAAAATATAGCCCAAGAGCCGAATTCGACGAACACGTTCGGTGGAGGCGTCTTCGCTTTGCTGGTCGGCAATCCGCAGACGAACGGCATAATCGGAGGCACCGGCGTCGAGAACATCTTCAAGGGCGCGCATGGCAGTTGCCCCGGCAGCAGTTGCGACGGAGGCAACAATGTGGTGGCGTTCAATAGCGCGAGCATCGGCACGAACATATATACCGATCCGCTGTTCGCCAACGTCACCGACCTCCTGACCAACCAGAATGGTGCCCCCAGCTGCACCACCAGGAACGTGACGCAGTGCATGGGTTATGACCCATCCACGACCACGCTCACGACGCTGTCGCCGATCGGCGACTTGCAGGCATCGTGCGCAAGTTGTTCCGGCAAGGGCTATCAGTTGCCGAGCATGGCCTGTGCGGCCAATTCGGATTATCCGGCCTGGCTCAAGGGCATCGTCTATCTGGTCTGGGATGGAACCAACATCTGGCAATATCACGATCTCGTAACGACGCCGTGCGGACTCTAGATGACCAGCCCCGTTGACCTTTGCAGCATGGCCCTCGGCCAGCTCGGACGCTCGGGCACACCGTTTATCCAACCGTGAAGTCCTACCCAAAAGAGAAGGAGAAGTACCATGCCTAATGATATCGGTTCTGTCCGGGGCATCACTGGCCATTCCACGGCCCTTAACGGCCAGGCCGGCCAGGGCACTCAGAAGCCTTCCCCCTCCGGCACGCAGAGCCCCGGTGGTACCAAGCCCGATAAGCCGGCTGACGGCCCGGTGGCAATGCCGAAGTGATGCATGCGGCTTCAAATAGCTGATCCGGCAAAATATATTGCCGGATTGCAGATTGATGAAAAGCTGGAGTTCGATCGCGATGTGCTCGGCGTCACGCGGCTTCCGAACGGCTGGACGCCGCGCGTTTATCAGCGGCCGGCGTGGCGATATCTCCTGAATGGCGGAATGCGCGCCTGCCTCATCTGGCATCGCCGCTCCGGCAAGGACGATATCGCCCTGAATTGGGCCGCTGTAGCCTCTCAGCGTCGGATCGGCGATTACTGGCACATGCTTCCGGAGCAATCCCAGGCCCGCAAAGCGATCTGGGATGCGGTCTCGCCGCATACGGGAATACGGCGCATTGATCAGGCGTTTCCGCCCGAACTGCGCGATCGGACCCGCGATAACGACATGATGATACGGTTTACGAACGGGTCGACATGGCGCCTCGTCGGTTCGGACAACTACAATAGCCTCGTCGGCTCGACGCCAGCCGGGATCGTCTTCTCCGAATGGGCGCTCGCTGATCCGAAAGCAGAAGCCTTCCTGCGGCCGATGCTGGCCGAATCCAAAGGCTGGATGATCTTCATCACGACGCCACGCGGCGCCAATCATGCCCGCGGCACTTACGAACTGGCGAAGAACGATTCACGGTGGTTTGCGGAGCTGCTGGACGCCAACGAAACAGGTGTCTTCACTCCCGAAGCGCTAGCCGACGAGTTGCGAGAATATCAGAAGCTTTATGGTGTCGATGATGGGCGTGCGCTCTTTGATCAGGAATATCATTGCTCATTTGAGGGGGCGTTCGTCGGGTCGTACTACGGGGCTTATCTCTCCCGTGCTAGTCGCGAATCGCGCATTGGCAGAGTCCCAATCGACCGCACAATCCCGGTCCATACCTCCTGGGACCTGGGAATCTCAGATGCAACAGCGATCTGGTTTATCCAACGCGCCGGTCGCGAGTTCCGACTTATCGAATACCATGAAGGTTCAGGCGTTGGACTCGATGAATATGCTCGAATCCTTGAGCAAAAGCGTTCCCAGCATGGATGGGTCTGGGGAAAGCATTACTTCCCCCATGATGTCTCGCACCGCGAGCTTGGTAATCAAGGGAAATCCCGAATTGACACATTACGGGCTCTCGGGATTACACCCACCGTCGTGCCGCAGTCCAACGTGAACGACGGAATCAACGCGGCGCGCCAGATGCTCGATCAGTGCTGGATCGATGAGACGCGCTGCGAGCGCGGGTTAAATGCCCTTCGATCGTATCGGCGGGAATGGAGCGACAAATTGCAGACGTTCCGCGATGCGCCGTTGCACGACGCTGCAAGCCATGGAGCCGATGCATTGCGAACGTTTGCGGCAGGCTGGCGTGAGATCAAGGAAAAGCCGGTGCATATTCCGCTGCCATCGTTCGATGTGAGAGCGCCGCACGAGCGCGGCACCGGATGGCTGAGTCGATGATCCGTGAAGCAGCGATTAAGGAATTAAAGCGTTTGCAGGGTGGTGGAGATATCGAGGCGACCCGCGGTGACGCGGATAAAGTCCTCTGCGATCTTCTAAAAATGCTCGGCTATGGCGACGTAGTGGAGGAATACCACAAGGTCGAAAAGTGGTATGCCTAGATGCTCTATGGCACAAGCGACGACAAGCCGGCCACGACAGACGAGGATATCGTCAAGGAAGCCAATGAGCGCTGGCACGCCATCAAGGATTGGCAGGGCACCGAAGATGAGCGCGCCCGCGACGACATAAAGTTCGCGAATGGCGATGCGCGTAACGCTTGGCAATGGCCAGAGAAAATCTATGCGGCTCGCACTGGAGAGGAATCCAACCTTCCCTGTCTGACAATCAATAAGACCCGTTCCCACAACGACATCATCATCAATGCGATGTCGAAAAACGGGACGGGTATCAAGGTCAGGCCAACCGCAGGCGGCGCGAGCTACGAATCCGCCAAGGTGATGCAAAGCGTCATCAGGCGTATCCAGTATATTTCCCGCTTTTCGACGCAAAAGCGGAAGGTTGCCGAAGCGCAGGTCGATGGTGGGATAGGCTATATCCTGATCGAGACGAATTACATCTCATCGCGGTCGCGCAATCAGGATATCTACCTTCGCGCAGCGCCGGACTCAACGGGAGTATATCTCGACAGGTGGATCAAGGAGCCTGACGGCTCCGACGCGGACCACGGCTTTATCTTCGATGAATTGCCGCGCAAGGAGTTCAATCTAAAGTATCCGAAGGCAAAGGACGAGGTCGGGACGGCGCCGCTCAATACGCAGTTGGCAGCATGGCTGACCGACAAGTCGGTGACGGTCGTCAAATACTTCCGCAAGAAGAAGACGCCCGACACTTATGTTTGGTATAAGCAGAGCGACGATAGCCCGGAAGTCGAGAAACTGGCGTCGGAAATCAAAGACGAAGCCGGCCGGAAAATATACAAAGCCCTGATGGAGGACATCAAGGAAGGGTATATCGAAGGCGGCACGCGTCCGGTTACCAATGACGAAGTGGAATGGTTCCTGATCGCTGGCGATAAGATCATCGATCGCGGCAAATGGGCAGGGAAATATATCCCGATCTGCCGGTGCGTCGGTAAAGAACTCGTTGTTGACAAAACCCTTGATCGAAAGGGGCATACGCGACCGCTGATCGATGCCAACCGCATGCTCAACTATGGCAATTCAGCCGCGGTCGAAAGCGTCGCATCCCATGTCAAGTCGAAGTGGCTTGCCCCAGCGCGTGCCATCGAAGGGCAAGAGGGTTGGAAAACCGCAAACATCAACAATTTTGCGGTATTGCTCTACAACGACGTGGACGATGAGGCGCCCGAAGGCGCGCAACAGATACCGCCGCCGACTCCGGTCGAGCCCGCCCAAATATCCCCAGGATGGCTGAAGGTCGCCGAAGACGCCGAACGGCAAATGATGATGATCTCCGGGCAATGGCAGGCCCAACTCGGAGAGAACGACACGCAATCCGCCGCATCCGGCAAGGCCATCAACGAGCGGCAAGAGCAGGGCGACACCGCGACGTATCATTTCCCCGAACACATGGGAGACATGGAGCGCTACATCGGGATGCAATTGCTTGATCTGATCCCGAAAATCTATGACACCAAGCGCACCCTTCATGTTCTGGATGACGATGGCGAAAAGCACTGGATTCTGATCGACCCGGATCAGAAAGAGGTTGTCAAGAAGCTGCAAGACCTCAAAGAAGACGAGGAAGCGGTCAAGATCGCCCTCAATCCAGCCATCGGCGAATACGAATGCGTTTCCGATCCGGGGCCGGACTACGCTACGCAGCGGCAGGAAGGCTGGAATGCGCTAAGCGGGATCATGCAGCAGAATACGGAAATGGTCGCAGTCGCCGGCGATCTCCTGTTCAAATATGGAGACTTCCCGGGCGCCGAAGCGATCATGGATCGCTTGCAGAAAGAGATCAAGGCAAACAAGCCGTACCTCTTTGATGACAATCTTGAGCCGCAGATGGTCGCCCTACAGGAACAGAGCAAGCGGCTTATTGCGCTCAATTCGGAGCTGATGAGCAAGCTAGCTGAGGCCAACCTGAAGATCAGGGGCCGCGATGAGAAGCGTGATATTGAGGCGTACAATGCGGAGACGAGTCGGATAAAGGCGACCGTTGAGGCACTATCGAAGATACTCCTGACACCGCAGCAGCGTGCCCAGATGGAGCACGAGATAACGGCCGCCACTCATCAGCATGTGTTCAGCGTGATCGAGGAGGCCAATAAGGCCAACATCGCGAACGAAGCCAATGGTTCTGCGGAATGACGGAAGTTGCAAGGATTGTGCCGACACGGCCAGACGCGGAGATTGCTGCCGATCTTAAACGGCGCGCCGTCGAACTGTACCAACCGATCTTGGAGCTTTGTACGGAGGCTCATAGGGGCGGATTTGAGGTGCAGATTGCATCCGGCATGGGACCGCTTGGAAAGCACGTCATCACTATGCTGAAGGTCATGAAAGCGTATTAGGATATCGTGAGACCGCGGCGCAGCTGGCAGAAGATCGTCGCAGAGTTGTCCAATCAGATTGTCGAGCTTGAAAAGAAAATAGCCTATCGAGACAGGCGGATTGAGAAGATGAAAAAAGGCGCGGGCAAGGTCGGCAAGGTCATGCGGGAATATGAGAGCGGCAAGCTACATTCGGGAAGTAAGAAGGGGCCTGAAGTGACGAGCCGCAAGCAGGCCATTGCTATTGGACTGAGCGAGGCCCGTAAGGCTGGCGCGAAGATTCCGAAGAAAGGCAAATGATCATGGCTCAGAACACCACTCCCAAACCAATGCCCACAACCGGCATGCCGGATCGCAATGAGCCGTTGCCGCGGAACGATTACGATCAGATGAAAACCGGAGTGAAGACGACGGGAACGGCGACATTCAATCCGGGAAGGCCGACAGGGAAATGATGTGGCTTGTAAAGCAGCCTGATTTGCATTGGCTGGCCGTGCATGGCTGGACCGATTCTCGCTGCCAAATTGGCTGGTCGGAATGGGCGCAGTATGCCGCATCATGTGAATGGTGGTGGCTATGACCGGCGATTATCTCATCGTCAACGGCGAGCGCATCCCCAAGAGCGAAGCGCTCTCCCTGATTCGCATGTTCTACAACGATGCCAAGCAGATTGCGGGTGTCTTCCATGGCATGGACCGGAGCGAGAAGTTCCGCGCCAATTGGCCGGATGAGTATGTATTTGCAGATGCGAACTGGCGGAATTTCCTGGAAGCGTGCCGCGCGATGTATGCGGAGCGGCTTGGCGATCCCAAGACCTCGGCCGCCGATGCCCGCAAGATGCACTTGGCGATCGTCCTCCATACGATGATCGAACAGGACGCGCCGGAGAAATTCGGCGGCATTCAACTTGCTCCCAACACGCAGCAATTCGACGGCGACCGCTTCGAGAATCGAAAGATCATCGAGAACTATGGCAAGCAGTCGAATACATTCAAGGAACTGATGCTAGGATCGACAAGGTATCATTGAGGAACGTATGCCCCCAGATGAAGTGGTAACTGCCCCCGTTGTTGATCCGGCATTAACGCCGCCACCGGCTGATCCGCCTGTCGAGCCCCCGGCGCTTCCGGAACCTGACCCGCCTCAGCGGCGCATGGTTCCGGAAGACGTTTTCGTTCGCGAGATCACGCCGCTTCGAAGCCGTATCCGCGAGACGGAGACCGAACTTCAGCATGCGCAGAGAACGATTCGTGAGCAGAATGAACTACTGACGCGTCTGCAACAGAAGCCCGGTGACAATGGTGCTGCGCCTCCCGCGTCTCGCCCCGCAGCCGACCCGGACATGGTTCCGCGGAGCGAAGTGCAGCGACTGGCGGCCGAACAGAATTTCCAGCGTGACGCGAGTCATGTGATTCAGACGGGCCTCAAGACATACGGGCAGTCATGGAATGATTCGGTCGGGCTGCTTCAGTCCTTCGGGCTTGATAACGTGGATTTTGTCCAGTCGATCATGGATGTGGCAGGCCTCGATCGCACGCATGAGGTGGTGCGGACTCTCACGCAAGAGCCAGAGCGCTTGGAGGCAATGCGCAATATGTCGGCCGCGCGCCGAATTTCCGAAATCACAAGGATATCGATTGCGATGAATGCCCCGAAGCCAGTTGAGCCCATTCCGCCCGCGCCGCCACCTGCCAAGACCGTATCCCGCGCGCCTGCACCGCCGCCGCCCGTTGAGCCGAGTGCGTCCAAGGTGCTCAAATGGGAAACTGATCAGGACAAGATGAGCGATCAGGAATGGTCGCGCACCTTTGATCAGAGAGCCAAGGAGCGCCGCGAGGCGCGTCGTTAAGAGCTATGCCGTAGCGGAGATCGGCCCCGCCGCGACCTGAGCGTCATCAGGGTCCGGGCGTATCGCGTTTCGCCCAGCGCCGCGACTTGAGCGTCATCAAGGTCCTCCCGCCCTTGCTTCACTCGGGACGAAGCATGCACCCGCCCCTTGTCTTGGGGCTTCCAAGAGCTTGGCGCCTCACGAGGTGGCGCAGTTATTCAAGGTGCCATCCCGATGGCGAACAGCATCATCACGCCGAGCATGGTGACTCGGTATTCCATCAAGATGTTCCTGAACACGAACTATTTCGTTCAGAACCTGTCTCGACAGTTCGAATCGCAGTTCGGAATCGAAGGCGCCCGCATCGGCGCACAGCTCCGCATCCGCATTCCGAACACCTATACCGCGACCGACGGTCCCGGCCTTGCGGTGCAGGACACCTCAGAGCAGCAGTTCCTGCTCACTGTCGCCACTCAACGGCACGTCGATGTGGCCTTCACTTCGGCGGAAACCACGCTTGATGTCGACGACTATATGGAGCGCATCGTTCTGCCGCGGGTGAATACGCTGGCGGCCAACGTCGCCCTCCAGGTGATGATCAACACCGCGAATACGGTGCGCAACATCACCGCGAACGTCGATGGAAGCAACAACATCCTTCCGATTACCGATTCGCCGGTTGCCTTGGCGAGGGCGATTCTGGAGGAAAACTCCGCGCCGAACTTCGGTGAGCAGGGCATGCGCAAATGCGTGACTGCGCCTCGCTCCGATGCCCGGTTGCAGCAAGCGCTGCGTGGGCTGCTCAATCCGGTGGATTCGATCAGCAAGCAGTACAACAGCGGTATGATGTATGAAGCGCTGCAACTGCGCTTCTTCGAAGATCAGTCGGTCGTGTCCCATACGACCGGCACGGCAACCACTGCGGCAGTAAGTGGCGCCAACCAGACCGGGAATACGCTGACGATCAGCGCCCTTTCCGGCACGCTGAATGCCGGCGATGTGATCACGATCGCGGGCGTCAATGCGGTCAACCGGGCGAATTACAACACGCTCGGCACGCTGTCACAATTCGTGCTGACGGCTGCGGCGGCCAACGGTGCAACTTCGCTGTCGATCTATCCGCCGATCATTCCGCCGGCCAGCTCGGCGCCCTATGCGGGTCTTCCCTATACCCCGCAGCAGTATCAGACGGTGACCGCAAGCCCGGCCGGCGGCGCAACCATCACGCCGTTCGCCAATGCCAGCGTCACGTACCGTCAGAACATGGCCTACGCCCCTGACGCGATCACGCTGGTGGTGGCTCCGCTATGGATACCGCCCAACGAGAAGGGCGTTATCGCGGCGGCGCGGCATAGCTTCGACTCGCTGTCGATGCGGTCATTGGTGACTTACGAGCCAACCACGGATCAGCCTATCGACCGGCTGGATATCCTGTTCGGCAGCGGCGTTCCGCGACCGGAGTGGATTGTCACAGTTGCTGATTCGACGCCGTGATGATGTGGTGGCCCCGTTACGACGGGGCTCCTCTTTATCCTCCAGAATATGAGGAATGTCGAATGGCCTTCGATCCTGCAATCCATGACCAACACCCCGAGACGGGTCTGCACATCGACAAACGAACTGGCTTGCCGGCAGGTCTCGCTCCGTTGCCGATCGTCCGCGTCAATCACGATGACGAATATCCGAAATGGGTTGTTCCTCATTCCGATCACATCGGTCGGCATCCGCAGAACGATTACGTGGTGACGCCGCTCTTTACGCAGCATCACCTCAATCGGGTGAATGGCGAAGTGACTGTCCTTGTCCATAACGAGGATGAGGAATTGCGCGCCATGACCGGCCCTGCGGCTGAGAGTGAGGAACCTTCGCGTTCGGAGGGCGCTAGCGACGAACGCAATGAACTGGAGGATAACACCTCAGATGGAGCCATGAATCATGGACGTTGAAAGCGGAAAATTCGAATTCGATTTCCGGACCGGACAGGTCAAGTCGGAGGTTAGCCGCAACGGCTACCTTGCTCCCGAAATCGAAGGTGAGGGCCAGAAAGTCCTCATGAGCGACGGATCGTTCGTCA